TACTAGTGGTAGTTCAGGGACAACAGGAACGTCTGGTACATCAGGTACTAGTGGTATTGATGGGACTTCAGGATCGAGTGGTGTTGGTGGGACTTCTGGTTCTTCAGGTACTAATGGTACTAGTGGGACGACAGGTACTAGTGGATCTTCAGGGACTTCAGGTAGTTCAGGTATAGATGGTACATCAGGAACTAGTGGAACTAGTGGTACATCAGGGTCTAGTGGTATCAGTGGATCTAGTGGATCTTCAGGGACCACAGGTTCTTCAGGAACTAGTGGAAGTTCAGGAACAGATGGTTCATCAGGGACTACTGGCACATCAGGAACTAGCGGAACAAGTGGAACTTCAGGTACCTCAGGAACAAGTGGGACAACAGGTACTTCAGGGTCTAGTGGTACATCTGGAAATAGTGGAACTTCAGGTAGTTCAGGTATAGATGGTACATCAGGTACATCAGGGACGAGTGGAAGTAGTGGTACATCAGGAACGAGTGGTAGTTCTGGAATAGACGGAACTAGTGGAACTTCAGGAACAACAGGAACATCAGGTACAAGTGGTATTGACGGAACGTCAGGGACATCAGGGATAGATGGAACCTCTGGTACGTCAGGAATTGATGGGACTTCAGGGACTAGTGGAACCTCAGGAATAAATGGAACAAGTGGGACATCAGGTACTTCAGGAACAAGTGGTACATCTGGTTCAACAGGAACCTCTGGAACCTCTGGAACATCTGGAACTAGTGGGACTTCAGGGTCAACAGGTACTAGTGGAACATCTGGAACTAGTGGAACATCTGGAACTTCAGGGATAAATGGAAGTAGTGGTACTTCAGGTACGTCAGGTATAGATGGAAGTAGTGGTACTTCGGGTTCAACAGGAACTAGTGGTACTAGCGGTAGTGATGGGACTTCAGGGACTTCAGGAACAAGTGGTTCATCAGGAATAAGTGGAAGTAGTGGTACCTCTGGTACATCAGGTACAAGTGGAACAAGTGGTATTGATGGTACTTCGGGAACAAGTGGTACTTCAGGTTCTTCAGGTTCGTCAGGAACTTCAGGTTCATCAGGAACAAGTGGAAGTAGTGGTACTTCAGGGTCTAGTGGGACTTCAGGTACTTCAGGGATTGATGGTACTTCGGGAACAAGTGGTATTGATGGGACTAGTGGTACTTCAGGTTCAACAGGAACATCAGGAACTAGTGGAACATCTGGATCTACAGGAACTTCGGGTAGTTCTGGAACATCAGGGACTACAGGAACATCTGGAACTACTGGTACGTCAGGTACTAGTGGATCATCAGGAATAAGTGGAAGTAGTGGAACCTCTGGTACATCAGGTACTAGTGGATCTTCAGGGATAAGTGGTAGTAGTGGTACTTCTGGAACAAATGGAACTAGTGGTACCTCAGGTACTTCGGGTACTACAGGAACAAGTGGAACAAGTGGGACTAGTGGTACGTCAGGGACAAGTGGAATCGATGGGACTTCAGGTAGTTCAGGTATAGATGGTACAAGTGGTACATCAGGGACTAGTGGAACAAGTGGTACATCAGGTATTGATGGTTCATCAGGAGCAAGTGGTAGTTCTGGAACATCTGGTACATCAGGTACAAGTGGAACAACAGGAACATCTGGTACTAGTGGAACGAGTGGTACTTCAGGAAGTAGTGGAGTCAGTGGGTCTTCGGGAACAAGTGGTACATCAGGTACCTCTGGTACGTCAGGGTCTAGTGGAACTTCAGGTACGTCTGGTACATCAGGAACAAGTGGAACAACAGGAACGTCAGGTACTTCAGGTACTAGTGGTTCATCAGGAATAAGTGGAAGTAGTGGTACGTCAGGTACTAGTGGAACATCAGGAACAAGTGGAACTAGTGGTAGTTCAGGGACATCGGGTTCATCAGGTACAACTGGTTCTTCAGGAACAAGTGGAACAACAGGAACTTCAGGAACGTCTGGATCTAGTGGTACATCGGGTTCAACAGGAACCTCTGGTACATCTGGCACTAGTGGTATAGATGGGCATAGCGGGACTTCAGGTACAAGTGGTACTTCGGGTTCAACAGGAACTAGTGGATCTAGTGGGACATCAGGAACTACAGGTACTTCAGGAACAAGTGGGACTTCTGGTAGTTCAGGAACTAGTGGTTCTTCGGGAACAAGTGGAAGTACTGGAACTAGTGGTTCGTCAGGAACTAGTGGGACAACAGGTACTTCAGGGACAAGTGGGTCTAGTGGAACAACTGGTACATCTGGAACATCAGGTACATCAGGGTCTAGTGGAAGTACTGGAACTAGTGGTTCGTCAGGAATAAGTGGAAGTAGTGGTACTTCTGGAACTTCAGGTACGAGTGGAAGTTCAGGGTCTAGTGGGACTACTGGTACTTCAGGTACCTCAGGAACATCTGGAAGTTCAGGTACGTCAGGTACAAGTGGGACATCAGGTTCAACAGGAACGAGTGGATCTTCAGGAACAAGTGGTACATCAGGGTCAACAGGTACTAGTGGTACTAGTGGAACAACAGGTACATCAGGAACTTCAGGTATTGATGGTAAGGATGGTTCTTCAGGGTCTAACGGGACAAGTGGAACAACTGGAACTTCAGGAACAAGTGGAAGTTCAGGTACCTCAGGAACAACTGGTACGTCAGGAACAAGTGGAACTAGTGGAACTAGTGGAACATCAGGTACTAGCGGTTCATCAGGAATAAGTGGAAGTAGTGGAACTTCAGGTACAACTGGAACATCAGGGTCTAGTGGTACATCTGGAATAAGTGGAAGTAGTGGAACATCAGGAACAAGTGGAACTACGGGTACGTCAGGGACTTCGGGTTCAACAGGAACAAGTGGAACTAGCGGTACATCAGGAACCACAGGAACATCGGGAACAAGTGGTTCGTCAGGTACTAGTGGAACAACAGGTACCTCAGGAACATCTGGGACAAGTGGAAGTTCGGGTACCTCAGGTACTAGTGGGACTACGGGTACCTCAGGTACATCTGGAAGTAGCGGAATCAGTGGATCTTCAGGAACGAGTGGAACATCTGGTACATCGGGTACTAGTGGTACTAGTGGTAGTTCTGGAACTAGTGGAACATCAGGAACAACAGGTACAAGTGGAACTAGTGGTACAACAGGAACTTCTGGTACTAGTGGTTCATCAGGAATAAGTGGAAGTAGTGGTTCATCAGGAACTACAGGTACTAGCGGAACCTCAGGTTCAAGTGGTACTTCTGGTAGTTCGGGTTCAAGTGGTACGTCAGGAACAACTGGAACATCTGGAACAAGTGGTAGTAGTGGAACTTCAGGATCTAGTGGAACAAGTGGGACATCTGGGACTACAGGAACTAGTGGGACATCTGGGACTACAGGAACAAGTGGAACAACAGGAACGTCTGGTACATCAGGTACAAGTGGATCTTCAGGAATAAGTGGTAGTAGTGGAACGAGTGGTACTTCAGGTACATCTGGTACTACAGGTACGTCAGGAACAAGTGGAAGTTCAGGAACATCTGGTACAACAGGAACTTCAGGTAGTAGTGGTACAACAGGAACTTCAGGTAGTAGTGGAACTTCAGGATCTAGTGGAACAAGTGGGACATCTGGGACTACAGGAACTAGTGGAACATCTGGCACAACAGGAACAAGTGGAAGTTCAGGAACATCAGGAACTACTGGTACGTCTGGAACAAGCGGTACATCAGGAACAAGTGGTAGAGACGGAACATCAGGATCTTCAGGATCTTCAGGTACTTCTGGAACTTCTGGAACAACAGGAACTAGTGGTACATCTGGTTCAACAGGAACTTCGGGTAGTTCTGGGACATCGGGGTCTAGTGGGACAAGTGGAACTTCAGGTACAAGTGGAACAAGTGGTTCATCAGGAACAAGTGGAAGTAGTGGAGTCAGTGGGTCTTCAGGAACATCAGGTACTTCAGGAACAAGTGGAACCTCTGGGACTACAGGAACTAGTGGTACGTCAGGACTGAGTGGAAGTAGTGGTACATCAGGTACTAGTGGTAGTTCGGGAACGTCAGGAACTACTGGTACTTCAGGAACATCTGGAACTAGTGGTAGTAGTGGTACATCAGGTACTTCTGGAACAACTGGTACGTCTGGAAGTTCAGGTACCTCAGGAACAAGTGGAACAACAGGAACTTCTGGTACATCTGGAACAAGTGGAACTTCTGGTACATCTGGAACAAGTGGGAGTAGTGGATCTTCAGGAACAAGTGGTACTAATGGAACGTCAGGAACAAGTGGAACTTCAGGTACATCAGGAACCTCAGGTACGTCTGGAAGTTCAGGTACATCTGGTACTTCGGGAACGACAGGAACCTCAGGTACTTCAGGTTCAACAGGAACGTCAGGTACTTCAGGTACTAGTGGGACAACAGGAACCTCTGGTACGTCTGGGACAACTGGTACGTCAGGTACTAGTGGATCTTCAGGTACTAGTGGAAGAGACGGTACTTCTGGGACAACAGGAACAAGTGGTACTTCTGGGACAACAGGAACAAGTGGGACATCTGGATCTAGTGGATCTTCAGGTAGTAGTGGTACATCTGGAACTAGTGGTACATCAGGTACTAGTGGGTTGAATGGTTCTAGCGGTACATCAGGTACCACAGGAACTAGTGGAACATCAGGAACTACAGGAACGAGTGGAACTGCAGGTACTAGTGGATCTTCAGGAACCTCAGGAACAAGTGGTACATCAGGAACAAGTGGTAGAGATGGTACAAGTGGAAGTAGTGGAACTTCAGGGACTACTGGTTCATCTGGAACAAGTGGTACTTCTGGAACAACAGGAACTTCAGGTACGAGTGGGACATCAGGAACTACTGGTACATCAGGTACATCAGGATCTAGCGGTACAAGTGGTAGAGATGGAACTTCAGGGTCTTCAGGAACAACAGGAACTTCTGGGACAAGTGGTACTTCTGGAACAACAGGAACATCAGGTACTTCAGGATCTAGTGGATCTTCAGGTAGTAGAGGTACAAGTGGAACATCTGGTACTTCAGGAACAAGTGGTACATCAGGTACATCAGGAACAAGTGGTAGAGATGGTACAAGTGGAAGTAGTGGAAGTAGTGGTACTTCTGGAACATCTGGTACTTCAGGTACATCAGGATCTAGTGGAACGTCTGGGACATCAGGTACATCTGGAACAAGTGGAAGTTCAGGTACATCTGGTACTTCGGGAACGACAGGAACCTCAGGGACTTCAGGTACTTCAGGTTCAACAGGAACGTCAGGTACTTCAGGAACAAGTGGGACTAGTGGATTAAATGGTTCTTCAGGAACCTCAGGTACAACAGGAACTAGTGGTACATCAGGAACTACAGGAACGAGTGGAACGTCTGGTACTTCAGGGTCTAGTGGTAGTTCAGGGACAACTGGTACATCAGGTACTAGTGGAACAACTGGAACATCTGGAACAAGTGGTACTAGTGGTAGAGATGGTACTTCAGGATCTAGTGGAACTTCAGGTACATCAGGAACAACTGGTACATCAGGAACTTCAGGTACGTCAGGTACTAGTGGAGTTAATGGATCTAGTGGTACTTCAGGAACCTCTGGAACAACAGGAACTAGTGGAACGACAGGAACGTCTGGTACTTCAGGATCTAGTGGAACATCGGGGTCTAGTGGAAGTTCAGGTACTTCAGGTACAACAGGAACAAGTGGTACAAGTGGTAGAGATGGTACTTCAGGATCGAGTGGAACCTCAGGAACAACTGGAACTAGTGGTACATCAGGAACGTCTGGTACATCAGGTACTTCAGGACTGAATGGTAGTAGTGGAACTAGTGGGACAACAGGAACGTCTGGTACTTCAGGGTCTAGTGGTACGACTGGAACTAGTGGAACATCGGGGTCTAGTGGAAGTTCAGGTACTAGAGGAACATCAGGAACTAGTGGTACTTCAGGAACCAGTGGTACTTCAGGAACCAGTGGGTTGAATGGTTCTAGCGGTACATCAGGAACTACTGGTACTTCAGGTACTAGTGGACTGAGTGGAAGTAGTGGTACATCAGGAACAACAGGAACTAGCGGAACATCAGGTACAACTGGTACGTCTGGAACATCAGGAACTAGTGGAGTTAATGGATCTAGTGGTACATCAGGAACAACTGGTACCTCTGGAACCTCTGGAACAACAGGAACTAGTGGAACAAGTGGTAGTTCTGGATCTAGAGGTACTAGTGGAACATCTGGTACGTCAGGTACTAGTGGTATCAACGGAAGTTCGGGTACATCAGGAACAACTGGTACTAGTGGAACTTCAGGTCTGAATGGTAGTAGTGGTACTTCAGGAACTACTGGTACAAGCGGTACATCTGGAACAACAGGAACTAGTGGTACATCAGGTACTAGTGGGTTGAATGGTTCTAGCGGTACAAGTGGAACTTCGGGAACTACAGGAACTTCAGGAACAAGCGGTACTTCAGGAACAACTGGGACATCAGGTACTAGTGGTATCAACGGAAGTTCAGGAACATCAGGTACAACTGGTACTAGTGGAACATCAGGACTGAATGGAAGTAGTGGTACAAGTGGTACTTCAGGAACAACTGGTACTAGTGGGACGTCTGGGTCAAGTGGTAGTTCAGGTTCTAGAGGAACTTCAGGAACAAGCGGAACTACAGGTACAAGTGGTACTAGTGGAACTTCAGGACTGAATGGAAGTAGTGGGACAAGTGGGACAACAGGAACTAGTGGTACGTCAGGGACATCTGGAACGTCAGGTACTAGTGGGTTGAGTGGTTCTTCAGGAACGTCAGGTACAACAGGAACTAGTGGTACTACTGGAACTTCAGGAACTAGTGGAAGTTCAGGAACTAGAGGTACGAGTGGTACTTCGGGGACAAGTGGTGTAAATGGTACATCTGGGTCTAGTGGTACATCAGGAACCACAGGTACTAGTGGGACTAGCGGTGTGAATGGGGCGTCAGGATCAAGTGGTACATCTGGAACTTCAGGAACATCGGGTACTACAGGAACATCAGGTACAAGTGGTGTGAATGGCGCATCTGGATCGAGTGGTACGAGTGGTACATCAGGAACAACAGGAACTAGTGGTACAAGTGGTGTGAATGGGGCATCTGGATCTAGTGGTACGAGTGGTACATCAGGAACAACAGGAACTAGTGGTACATCAGGAACAACAGGAACGTCAGGAACATCTGGTACAAGTGGTGTAAATGGGGAATCTGGATCTAGTGGTACATCTGGATCTAGTGGAATAACAGGAACGTCTGGAACTAGTGGTAGAGATGGGTCTAATACAGGTACAAATGGTACCAGTGGTACGTCAGGTGTAAATGGGGTAACTAGTGGTTGTACAATTGATCATACTTTAATTGCGTCTAATTCTGGGTATTGGACTCCAACGTCATATAGTTCCACAGGATCAATTGGTAATTCAGGAAATATTACACTTTGGATGGGTGGGAACTTCTGCGGTTGGAACGGTTGTCCATGGGACACAGGTTCGAAATGGAACGGGTTTATCCAACCTCTAAGATCAGGATTTACAAATCTTGGGGTACCTTCGCCAGTTAATATAAGATATGGTGATGAAATAAGATTATGTGGTAGTGCCTATTTGACGACAGATACAGAAACGCCATCAGGAGGTGGATATTTTCTTATCGGTTTGTATTCCTATAAATGTTCAGATTATGTGGAGAAAGGTATTGGGAAAGGTGGTATCATATTGAATACGGTAGTTAATCCTACCCCATTCCAATGGAATCCAAATCTTTTAACATGTTTTGATATAACACATGTGTTAACAGAATATTTAGATGCATGTGACGTACATTATGTAGTTGGGATGGATTTTGTGGGAATAAATGGACAATGGTCTGGAAAAACATTGGGTAAATTTAGTTATACATTAAATTATACGAGAGATTGTACAATTCCTAATGGAGAATTTTATTTATTAAGAAACTGTTGTGAACCAGCATATACTGAAATTGTTTTAGGTGTCTCATTAACAATAGGTTCTTTTTGGAGTGATGCGGAAGGAAATTGTTGGGAGATTGAGTCACTTACAGTTTCATCCCCAAATAGTTATAGAACTTTAGTTAATAATTATACTGATTGTGCGGATTGTATCGATAGTAATACATGTCCAGATAATTTTATATTAAGTAATTGTTGTTTAGATGGAGAAGAATATGTGGCTGGTGCAGTAGGTTTAGTTTTAGGAGATACCTTTGTTGATGATAATGGTTTTTGTTGGGATGTTGTTACAGGTACAAGTTTACCTATTACCGCACCCTCAATAATGATAGGTACGTCAGGATATACGAGTTGTTCAGGATGTACAGGTGTTAATGAGTGTCCTTTAGTATACTATGTAGAACCTTGTTGTACTACATTAAGTCCTGAATATATACCTATACCAGCGAGTACTGGTGTTAATGCTGGTGAATATTGGGTAGATAGTGATGGTCTTTGTTGGAAAATTGGTACAACATCTACTAGCTTACCAACTAATTATAGTATAACATTAGTTAGTGAAATATTAGGAACAAGTTTAGTATGTGATGATATAGTAGACGATTGTTATTGTCCTGAAACTATCTTTGTCACACTTAGAGAATGTTGTGATCCATCTCACGTTATAATCGCAGAAATGCTTTATGTTCCTCCAACTAAAACAACATTTTCGGATGATAATGGTGTTTGTTGGGAAGTTCTTGGTTGGGACGTTACAGGACCAGAAAACTGGGGTGTAGTGGTGAGAGCAGTTAATCTTTACGATTCTTGTGGAGAATGTCTTGCAGATGGAAATGTTTGTGAGTTAGATTATTATTTATTCGAGACTTGTTGTGATACTGGGTTCGAAGCAACTGGTGTAACTTATGGAAATTATGATATTGGTAAAACTTATGTAGATGGTCAAGGTAATTGTTTTTCCCCAGTTAGTGCAACTACATTAACACCTACATTATATATTCCTAATACACCCATATTCGATAGTTGTCAATCTTGTTTAAGTGCTAATACCTGTCAGTGGGTTGAAATTCAAGACTGTTGTCTGGTATTACCTAACGAAGTAGTGTTATTAACCTCAAATGATTTAAATGGTACGTTCTATGACAGTGCGTCGGATAATTGTTGGGAATTTTTTAGTGCTAGTACTGGACCAGCCACTGCGGTTTTAGGTACAATTACACCATACTTAGATTGTGGACCATGTACTACCGCACATGCGTGTTAAGGGTAAAATAAATTAATATTCTTTATATGATTTTTCTTCAACAAATGAAGAACCATATTTTTTATTAATTTCTTTTTTGATTTCAGCCCTTTGATCATTTGTGATGTAAACAGATCTAGCCATTTCTATAAAATCGGTGTCAAATTCTTTGTTCCTCTCTTTTTCTCTGATACTATCCTCAACATCCCAAAGTATTTTATTAATAGAAACCATTCTATCAAAATCAGATGTTTCAATTTTAATATCATTAAAAACAATTTTATAGAGATAGTCATATTCTTTTGTTACGTTTTTTAATTTTTCTGTATCAGTTATATTAATTAACTTTAATCGTAATATAGATAATTTATCAACTATTTCACCAATAGAAACCTCTATTTCTGTTTGTAATTTTTTTATATCATTATTTTGATTTACTGTAGATTTAATCTTAGTTAGCGTCACATCCATTTCATTTCTTTCAATACTATAATTATTAAACTTTAAAATAATTTTTTCAAGTTCGTCAATATTTGAAATTTCTGAATGATACTCAAATTGAATTTTTTCTGCCAATAGGTTTGGGTTTAACTCACACAATTTTAAATAATCATTTAATATAATATGATCATGACCTTCTGTATCAATTTTTAAAAACCCAATAGATTTTATTTTTTCTTGTTTAACTAAAGTATCCCACGTTATTGTTGGGGTTTTTTCTATTTTAACAACAGAATCATAAATTTCTTTACCTATTTTTTTAACGGCAAATGGGTGAGGTTTATTTATTGAATTTGTACCTCTAACCCAAAAAGGTAATGAGTGTTCTACTATTTTTTCATTTGGGATATAATAAATGTCCATAAACCCATCGGTATCTGATAACGCCAATTGTAGTTTTTTAACATTTTTTCTTTCGGGTAATCTATCTAAATAATACTTAATTGGTTCTATACTAAGTCCAACAGTATTGTCATCAGATGTCTCTATTAAAGTATCAAAATCTGACGTACCAATTTCTACGAAATCGTAATGTACATCATTATTATTTTCTTTGGTTGGGGATAGATATTTTTTTATACCATTAATTACATCATCCACTGATATCGACTTATGACATTCAAATTGTCTTTCGGTACCCTTATGTTCAGGACACCAATCCCAATCTCCTTTATCAAATTTAAATTTAGGGTTATTCCAACAACCATTACAAACAGATTTATTGATAAACCTAGTACAGTTTTTTGTGAATTCATGATCAGGTTCAGTAAAATTAGATATCATAAACACATGTTTATTCATTCCCCAAGATAACCAAGATAATCCACTAGACAACCCAACCATAAATTCACTATGATAAATGTAATTCATAGTATTTTCGATAGAGGTGTCCGTTATATTAAAGACATAATTAGAGAACACTTTATCTTTTGAAATATTATATACTTTATACCCTAAACTAATTAACCATTTAGATAAATTTTCCCATTTTTCAAAATCCCAATGTTTTAAACCTGCCGTTGAGTATGGAGATATTACTACATATTTTCCATTTACAGGATTTTTTTTAGGTACAAAATTTATTTCTGGTTTTAATTCATTATATTCTAAACCTAAAATATTTGTTGCAGTTTTTTGTAATGGAATAGTATTAGGTAGTTCTGGTTCCATATCTACATTGTAAAACCAACCTAATTTATACATTGCATATAAATTATGTACAGGTTCACCTGGTTTACTAAAAATTAAATTAGGGTATGTTTTTTCAAATAGATGATTCCAAAAAGTAGATACTATTACCTCACAATCCCACTTCTTTCTAAATTCATCTATATATGGAATCCACGCAATAGTATCTCCTAAGGCAGAAGAATCTATTGCAATATAAACTCTCTTTCCTTTCGCATCATATTTAATTATTTTTTCAAACCCATCATCCGATGTTACCTTTATTGTCCATTCTTCAAAGTAACTACGATTCATTTTTGACCACATATTTGTTCTTAAAGAAGAATTGTATTTAGTTTCACCTTTTGAATCTATAAATTCTACAGTATAATTTTTATCGGTATTACCTTTTATTTCGAAGAATGGTTGATTAACAAAATTTACATTAAAATGTAAATTATCGTTTTTATTGATTTTTGTATTTTCCATAACATTAATATATTTTTCTTTAGTTTTTGTTGAATCAACAGATCCAATACATTTAATTATTTTATCAGATTGTATATCCGATTTAGATAAAGAATCCCAAAATGATTTCTCCATTATATTATCATAATTTTGTGGGGCAAATTCATTATCTGAAAAAGTATCTGTTTGAGTGAATATCATAGGTATCGTAATACCAAAATTATATTTTTTATGATTTTTTGAATGAATAAATCTATACTCCTCACAAGAACAATCATTTAAAAACATATCTACCGTACATTTATAAAGGTAATGTTCAGGATTTAAATAATTTTCCATTTGACTAACATAATGTTCTATAAAATGTCTGTGATAAAATAATGATTGACTACATAACATTTCTTCAAAACTACCGTGTGTTTTATTATTAACAATAATTTCACTTCTTGGTAAAAGTTTAACACCTAACGCAACAACATCGTAATTTTTTATTGTTTTATCCCATACGTTAAATATGTTATCTAAATGGTGTTTAGTTACACCATTCATTAATTTAACATCATCTTCAATAACAATTATATTCTCTAAATCACTTTTTAAAACATTTTTAAAAATTTCTAAATAAGAGGCAGTACACCCTAATTTTTTATATTCAGGATCCTCTATAATTGTACCGTCAACAAATTCATAACCAGTTATCTCTAAATCTTTAAGTGTTTTTATAACACTCTCTTTCCTATCTACTCTATGTGGTAAATTAATCACATATCCTGCATCCGCAATTTTTATATTTTTATAATATAACCCTTTTAATTTTTTTATCATCTTATCTAAAACGTCTATTCGTTTTTCACCGTGATAAAATAATAATTTTTCTCTTTGTTCAGGAATTTTAAACCAATCACTATAATGTGTTGCAACACCGTTGAATCCTAAAGATTCGACTTTACCAATTGTTTCTAATGTACCATTAACATATATGTATGGTAAACCATTTAATATACCCTTTTTCCAAAGTAGTACATTTGCAATTGTTTCTTCATTAAAAGGTGCAAACCATTCGTTGTCTTTAAGTACCTCAGGATGAATACACATCTGATACCATTCTTCTAAAAATTCTATACTGTTTTGTCCTGTTACAAAATATCCCGTTTGTCTATATTTTTCTCTAATACTTTGGTTAACCCCAAATAACTCACAGGCTGGGTGTTCTAATGTACCTATTAAATCATCTTTACTTGTGGATCCACCCCTTCCGTTGATAATTAAAAAATCGTAGATTCCCTCAACAAAATAAGGATAGTTTACATTTTTATCGTACATATCAAAAATATTGTCAACACATTTAGTTGCGATAGAATCACTATCAACATACGCAACAATATTAGAATATTTTTCTAAGGCATCTTTTACGATTAATGGTCTTTGAATTAAAATATTATATATCTCACTGTTTGATCGGTTAATATAAAAATTTTCATTTTCATTAACAAACATATTATCTGATTCACTAATATTACAATCCCAATTTACTGTAATAGTATTTTCAACATTTATTTTTCTATCAGAATTTAATAAATAAACAATTATTGGTAATTCACTAAATTGTCTTATCGACTCCACAGATTTATTTACAATATCAAAATATTTTTCTGTGGCGTAAAACACATAAGACTTTTCATATTTACCATTGTTATTTGTTTCATCAATCGACAATAAACTTTTTATTTTATTTGTGTCTATATCTACATTACCCGTTAAAAATGAAATTTTTTCATTATTATCGTAAACACCACAATATGTTTCTAAATTAAACATAGATACTGGTATATCATAACACATAATTTCTTTTATAACTAATGGGTTTAATTCTAATACAGATGTAAAGAGAAACATATCTGATGCCATAATAAAATCCTCAACGTCATCCCTTTCTCCCCAAAGTATACAATTATCAGGTTTGTTTTCTACAATCGGAATCCAATAATCTTCAAAATTACCTGCCTGATTACCTACAAAATGAAAAAGTACATTCTGACCTAAAAATTTTCTTGCGATTTCAAAGGCGTATCCTTGATTTTTACCTGGTGTGAACAAACCAACATTTAAGATATGGATATTTCCGTCATTTAGGTTTAGTTTTTCTTTACACTCTTCTCTTTTTAATTCTTTTTTATCCACTGGGTATTCAATAACTTCAGATTCTACATTAAAATGTGAATACATTTTTTTTGACCATTCGGACACAAAAATAAATTTGTCAGGTAAATAAATTTTACTTTCTGAATTATTGTGAGAACTATGAGTAGTTTCTATTATTTTCCAAGTCCTATCTTTTTTATATATAAAATCTAAAATATGTCTATCTATAAACGTTTCCGATAATTCCTCTATTGATATTATATCAGGATTAACTGAATTAATGATATTTACAATATTATCTTTATCATGTTCTAAGGCAAAAAATCTCTCATCTAATAAATTAATAATTTTGTTTCTTTGAACAACAAAATGCGGAGATAAAAAACTATACTCCACACAATAAACTTCGTAATCGTTTTTTAATAGTTCAATCCTATTTAAAGTAAATTGTGGTGCACCACCAGTAGATAGGTGCGGTGTAATCAATAGTAACTTTTTCATTGAATAATATTAGGTGTAATTTTTGGAAAAATAAAGATTATACTTCATCACCATACATATCTTTTTTTGGTTTACACTTATCTTTGATTAGTTTTTCTACAAATGCGAACATTTTCAAACCATTATCCTCACAATATTCCTTTAGTAATTTATGTGTTTGTGGGGTTATTTTTAAATTTTTATCCCTTTTCATATCACTTTTTATTATAAGTATGATAAAAGTATGATTTTTAACATACTATTTTTATTAATCGAACTTTAAAAATAAATTTTTCAAAAATATTGGCATATTTATAATAAAAAACGAAATCAATAATAAAAAATAAATTAAATTTAAATGGCATCAACAGATAGAATTTTTGTGAGTCCTGGTGTTTTTACATCGGAAAAAGATTTAACTTTCGTTACTAGACAGGTTGGGGTTACAACATTGGGATTATTGGGTGAGACACCTAAAGGACCAGCGTTTGAACCAGTCTTCATTTCTAATTACGATGAGTTTATCAACTACTTTGGTGGTTTGAACCCTGAAAAATATAAGGGTAATGGTTACCAAAAATATGAATTAAATTATATTGCCAAATCATTTTTAAGTCAAACTAATCAATTATATGTTAGTAGGGTTTTAGGTTTGTCAGGATACAAAGCGGGTGATTCATGGTCAATTACATTAGATTCGTCAGAGGATCCTGATACTGTCGCATCTGGAACATCAACAAATTACGCAACATTATTAACATATACTGCTACAACTGCAGGAACCCCAGTAACACTTTCTTGGGGAAGTCCTATTTTAGCAGCGTTATATAACGATAATCAAATTACATCTAGTTTCACAACTTTAGGTTTATTAAATACTGGATCAACAATTAGTGTTACATCACCAGCATACGTTAAAACTGGTTGTAATTTTAGTGGTGCCACATTTGGTATGACTGTAACAAATACTGGTACAACTGGTAGTTTTGTTACTGGTACTACTAGTGGTACAGTAGTTACATATACCGCATCTTGTTTTACTGACATAGATGGTAGTGTAATCGCCACTTTAAGATCAAGAGGTACTTACGATCAAGCAAATCAAAAAATTGTTTACGATGTAACTGGTACTACAAATGCGATTATGACTAACACGTCATACATCACTTCAAATGCTTTAGCATCATTTAGTGTAGATGGTACAAGTTCTGCGGGTAACGCATTTACTTATGATGTATCAATGGATAGAACTAAAAAGAATTTCTTACCAAGAGTTTTTGGTAGTTCAATACAAGATAAAGAAACAGAATTGTGGGTTGAGGAGATATATACTAACGTATTAGAGGACTTAATTGCAAAAGATAAAGTTAGAGGTTTAGATATAACTTTCTTAGAAATTTCTGCCACCTCAACAAATAACTTTAATAATTATTTAGAGGGTTGGAAATCTGCGGCTTCACCATGGGTTCTTTCAGAACTTAAAGGTACTGGTTCAGGTGCAACATTACAAAGATTATTTAGATTTGTGACAATATCTGACGGTAACGCAGCAAATGAAGACGTAAAAATCTCAATCCTAAATGTACAACCAGATAATAAAACATTTGACTTAGTAGTAAGAAAATTCTATGACACTGACGCAAATCCATTTGTAGTAGAGAAGTTCTCATCTATTAATTTAGATAATACTACTTCAGGATATCTAGGAAGAAAAGTTGGTACTGTGGACGGTGAATATCCGTTGAAGAGTCAACACATAATGATTGAATTTTATGATCCGAATGATCCTGATTTAGGTAATCACTTTCCTGCAGGTTTTGAGGGTGTTTTAAATAGAACATATATAGGTAACAGAACTAGTTTACCACCTAAGATTGAATATAAAACTCAGTACACTGACTTTAATACTAATAAATTAAGAAAAGTTTATTTAGGTTTAAATAGTGATATTGGAGTTGATCAAGATTTCTTCGACTATAAAGGTAAAAACGCAGTTAACAATGGTGAATATACAGGTAAAACTGATGGATTCCACTTAGATGTTAACGCAAATGGTGCAACTATAGACTTAGGTGTTAATAGTTATGTACCTACTTTACAAGTTGGTGTATCAGCATTTACTACAGACGCTAGTTTAGTGGGTGGACCTTATGAGAAATTAGCAGCAAGAAAATTCACATTAACACCATTTGGTGGATGGGATGGATGGGATGAGTATAGAACTACTAGAACTAACATCGATTCTTACACTAAAACAGGATCTAAGGGTTCTATTGGTTTAACTAACGGAACATTTACAACATTCACAACAAGTGAAGGTGATGATGGTATAACTTCTGACTACTACGCATACTTAAACGGTATTTACACATTCAATAATCCTGAGGCAGTTAATATTAACGTATTTGCAACACCAGGTATCGACCTTAGAGATAATGTAAGTTTGATTGAAAATGCAGTAGATATGGTTGAGGTTGATAGAGCGGATTCATTATATGTTATGACAACACCTGATACTGACGTTGATGGTGTGGCTTTAACACCTAGTGAGGCAGTTGACTTAGTAGATGACTCAGGAATAGATTCTAACTACTCTGCCACTTACTGGCCTTGGATTCAAATGAATGATACGGAGAATAACAGATACGTTTGGTTACCACCAACTGTAGAGGTTATGAGAAACATCGCACTTACCGATAACATTGCGTTCCCTTGGTTCGCAGCAGCAGGTTTAAATAGAGGTACAACAAACGCAGTTAAAGCAAGAGTTAAACTTAAATTAGATGATAGAGATGACTTATATGAAGGTAGAATTAATCCAATGGCAACATTCTCAGATGTAGGTGTTGTAATATTTGGTAACAAAACACTTCAAGTTAGAGAAAGTGCACTTAACAGAATCAACGTTAGAAGATTATTGTTACAAGCAAGAAAACTTATATCTGCAGTTTCTATCAGATTGTTATTTGAACAAAATGATGAGGTAGTAAGAAACCAATTCTTAAGTTTAGTTAACCCAATCTTAGATAATATTAGAAAAGAAAGAGGTTTAACAGACTTTAGAGTAGTGTTGGATGATACACCAGAATCTATCGATAGAAATGAGTTGAATGGTAGAATTTTTGTTAAACCAACAAGATCTTTAGAGTACATCTCAATAGAATTTAATATCACAAACACTGGTGCAAGTTTTGACGATATCTAATAATAATAAATAAAATTAAAAAAAATAAAAATGAAAATTAAAAAAAATGGAAAAATCATTACTCTTACTGAAAGTGATTTAAAAAGAATTGTTGGGGTTGTATTAAGAGAGGAAGCCGAAAGTGATCCAAAGGATGATTTGGCTAAATGTTGTAAAGATGCTGGTATTAAACCACCTATGGCATGTGTGTCAGGTGATGCTGCTAAATGTGTGGAGGAATTGGCAAAAATGGTTGCTAGTGATCCACTTGGTATGGGTATGAAAGCCGTAACTGCTTTAAATTGTCTTAAAGACAAAGGTAATATGCCAATAGAATATTAAAAAAAACAAAAAAAATCATTTTTTAAACCCATCCTATGATGGGTTTTTTTATTTTTACAAATATTTATATGATATGAATATTAAAATTAGTGAATCACAATACAAAATTTTAAAGGAAACAAAGAAAAAGGTTTACTCATTTGATTGGGATGACAATATTCTTAATATGCCAACAAGAATACATTTAGATTATAGTATTAATGGTTTAATGTGGGCACCGATATCAGTTTCTACAGAACAATTTAGAAGTATCAGACATAAAATAGGGACAGAGTTTAGATATCTCAACAATGATATTAAACAATCTTTTAAAGATTTTAGAGATTATGACGCATTTATAAGAGATGTAAAAGAATCACTAAATTATAGAAGTTACGGACCAAGTTTTAATAAGTTTAAAGAGGCTTTAATTAGTGGTAGTGACTTCTCAATTATTACTGCTAGATCTAATTCACCACAAGCCATAAAAGACGGTATTAAGATACTAATTGAAAAGTCACTCAATTGGGATGAGAGAAAAGAAATGGAGAAAAATCTAAATGGTTTATCTATCGATGAGTATTTAAATTTACAGGATTATCATCCAGTTTCTTCTGAAGAGTTTTTAAATAAATTTGATTTAAATGTGAGTGGTACAAATCCTGAAAAAGGGAAGGAGATTGCCTTTAGAAGTTTTGTTGAAAAGGTGGTGAAACAAATTGGTAATATAAAAAATAATTCAGAGTTTGAAGGGATTAGTGTAGGTTTTAGTGACGATGATGAAGATAATGTTAAAATAATAGAAAAATTAATAGAGGATGAGTTACAAAAATTGTATCCTGAAATAAATTTTATTATTTACGATACATCTGACCCTAAAAATCCTAAAAAGAAAAGAATAATTATAAAAAAATAATTTTTTTCAAAAACAGAATATTTATATAATAAATAATACAACTATAACAAAAAAATTAAAAACAAATTAAAATGGCGGATTTATTAATGAGAATGCCTGTTCCTTATGAACCATTAAGAAAGAATAGGTTTATTTTGAGATTTCCTGATGAGTTAGGAATTCAAGAGTGGTGGGTATCTACTACGTCAAGACCAAAATATACAAGTGATGAGGTAGCGATACCTTTCCTAAATACTGAAACATATGTTATCGGTAGATTTAGATGGGAATCAATTTCCGTAACGTTTAGAGATCCTATTGGACCTTCTGCAACACAAGCGTTAATGGAGTGGGTTCGTTTACACTCTGAATCAGTAACTGGTAGACAAGGATATGCTGCAGGTTACAAAAAAGATGTTGAGTTAGAAATGTTGGACCCAACAGGAGTTGTTGTTCAGAAATGGATTCTTCAAAGTACTCAGTTAAATGATGTTGACTTTGGTGGGTTAGATTACTCTTCTTCAGACTTAGCGGATATAACCTGTACACTTCGATTTGACAGAGCGATAAACGTATTCTAATACTGTTTATTTACATATTTACAAAATCCTTACCGTATATATATTATATGGTGAGGATTTTTTGTTTATAATAACTTTTTTATAAATCCTCAATATTTATATAAAAAGAAAAAAATGAAAAGAAATATTAATACTTTAAACGAAGAGATTGAGAGAATGAAGTCTCTTTTTACTGAAGAGAGAATGTTCGGTAATCTTATAACTGAGGACGTTAGTGGTAATCCTGTTGAGGATTATTCAAATATACTAAAAAGTGATGGTTTTGAACAGGATCAATTGAAACCTGAAAGTGAAAGATATACTAAAATATTTAACCAATATAATATTGTTAAAGTTAAAAATGCTATAGAAACTAATGATCCTGATGAAGATATTAAAAAAATTGATTTTAATAGGGCAACTTTACAACTTTCTATTACTTTAAATAAAGATTCTAACAAAATTGTAACATCTTGGGAAAGTACATTATCGTTTGGTGCAGATAAAGAGTTAAAATATGTTGTTGACGAGGTTAAAGATAAATTTATTTTTAAATCTACTAAGGATAATGTCAATGTTGACGATTTTAAAAAACAGTTAACTACGGTATTGGCTTCGGATTGGTTTAAATCTAAATCGGGTACTAATCCAGAGTTCTCTACAAAAAAGGATGCGGGTGATGTTAAACAACAAAGAAAAGACGATGTTAATGCAACTGGAAAAGAGATTAATAAGAGTAAAGAGGAATGTAGAGATCATATAAAGGATATGTACAAACAAGTAAGACAAGGTAAAACTAAAGAAGAATTCGAAAAAGAAGATATACAGGGTGTAGAGTTTTGTATGAAAAACTTCTACCAAACTTTTGAGAAAGAAGGTTTGTTTAGAAAAGGTGATGAGATACGAATAATGTATAAAACATTGGGTCTTAAACCAACCGAAAAAATGATAGAACTTGGTGCAGGTAAAGATGAAGAAATTACTGGAGATACATTTGACGATGCGAAGGCAGAAGGTGGTGTAGAAGGAGAAAGATATGTTGTTAAAAATCAAAATGGTACTAAAGTTGCAATTATTAGAAAGGTTGGGGCAAACAAATTTAATTTCCGTTCAAAAATGAACGTTCCATTAGTAGATAAAAATGATAAGGGGAATATCAAATTCAGAAAAGAATATGTAAGTTTTATATATAAAGAATTGAACATTGATCCAAATAAACAAAGAATAGTGATTCAAAAGGCAGTTGAAACAGATAAAATGGATGTTGGTTCGTTTGTACTAACTAATGTTTAATAAAAGTTTTGACACATAATATAGTATATGAAGAAAAGAGTAGTAATATCTGAAGAACAATATAAAAGAGTTTTTTTAAATGAACAACCAGTTTTATGGCAAGTTCCTGTTAAAGGAGACACTTTGAATTGGCGTAGTACGTCAAATATTGAGGATTTAACTGTGAATGGTGTTATTAGTCAAAAACAAAAAACTATTGCCAAATTGTATAGACAATGGGCAAACTCTTCGGATGATCTTAGTAAAAAATACGGTAAAAAAAGTATATACGATTTAGATGAAACAAGTAGTAACCCATACGGTGGTTCTTTCCTAAAATCTTATAAAGTAGGAAAAACAAAATTCGATTCCGTTTGGTTATCAACCGCAGCGGGATCAGAGTTTATAAACCTATCTAAAGGTGGGGAATATAGATACTCTTACAATTATAAAAATAAAGAATGGTGGAATAGTAGTGACGGTGCAACCTTAAGTCAAACTATTGATCCTAATGAAAAAAATTATTATAATGGGAAAGAGGAAATAAAGAAATTAAACTCCATTTGGGTTAATTCTGTTAAATCGACAGATGTTGATGATGTAATTTCGAAAGTAGATGGTTCCATCAAAAAAGAAAAAGAAGAAATTATAAATAAAAAGGCTTCTGTAGATGCTAACATTGAGAATGTAAGAACGTTTTTAAAAGAATTAGGGTTTGGGATGTCAACACCAGGAGGATATCCTGATATAATGCCAAAAAACCCATTATCGGGTAATCATCTGATGGCACAAAGTGCTTTAAACGCAACAAGATATTTAACAAGTGGACTTATTTCAGATAAAGTTATATCCTCTGTAAAGGGTAACGTTGAGGTATGTGTTACATCTGTAGGTAGTACTTGTGCACCACCTTTATTCTATACCGCAAAGTATTTTGACTATGAAATGGGAAAGGTAGTGTCATCAAAAACGATTGGTAAACATCCAGCACAGTTTGTTGTTTACTTATCTAATTTTTATTTTGACTTCGGTAAGTTACAAAAAGACTTAGATGATACATTTAGAAGTGATAAAGATGCATATAAGTCTAATTTATTTCCCGATGGATGGTGGGGGTGGTTTAATGCATACTGGGGAACTAATAACTTAAATGTCATTACACAAAACATAAAATCAATTTCATCATACGATATCCCAAGTGGTATTGGGTCTATCAATAAGTATAATACTGGTGGTTCTATTTGGTCTTATTTAGGTGATTGTTTTACTGACTATCATTGTGCATTAGATATTGCTTCTATTGCGGCATTAGCAATACCAGGTGTAGGACCAATAGTTAGTATGGGGTTAGATTTTGTAAATGCAGGTGCGTATGGTGTAGAAGCAGCAACTGCGAAAAGTTCTGATGAACGTAATATGGCATTATTGGCAGGAGGTTTAACTTTATTTGGTGGGTTTTTAGGTGGTGGTGTTAGTCAAACAAAACGATTATTAACTGCAGCTGAAAAAAATCCAAAAATTTATAGTTATGCTAACGAAGTAATTAATAGAACTGAAAAGGAATTACCTATTTATAAAAATTTAAAGGCGGCGGAGAAAGACACTAAATTGACTAAAATATATAAAGAAACTGCAGATAAATATGGGTTAAGTAATTCAGATATTTTAGTTGGTCATGATATAATTAAAGATTTTAGTAAAATTGATATATCAGTCGCAAATAAATATAGTGAGGCTTTATCAAAGATAGATTCAAAAATCGGTAGGGCAAACCTAAGAAGAATTTCTAACGATAGTAGATTTAAAAATTTAGTTTTATCCAATAATGGTGATGTAATAAAATCATTAAATAAATTTGTAAAAACACAGGCAGGAAAAGAGGCATTAAGGGAATTAGGTTTATTTTTAGTTCTTACTGAAGCGCTGGAAATACCTGAGGTACAACAATGGATAGGTGACAATTATAATTACATAAAATATGCAAATAGAGAAGATATAAGAGGTTTAGTCGAAAAAGAAGGATATGGGTGGGAATCTACAAAAGAAGTATTTGGGTCTAATGGGTCAGTTAACGATAATACTTTATTAGCAAATGCTTGGAAATCAGGGTGGAGACCTTTTGATAAAAATTTAGTAAAATCAGGAAAAGAAATAAGTCTAGATGATATGAATTTAAATGTACCTGAAAAATTCCAAACTACTACTTTTAAAGAAAGAAAGGCACAGATGTCAAAAGTGTTTAGTTCAGAAAAAATAGAATTGGCACCTAAAGAGGGTGAAGAAAAAAAAGAGGGTGTTAAATATTATGAAAAACAAGAACATATTGATATGATTAAACAACCTTATATTGATTATAATGAAGATGAAGAAAAAGAAATTAAAGATAGGTTAAATAAGTTTTAAATTTATGGAAGAAATTAAACAAAGAATAAAAGAAATAAACGAAAGAGTTGGGGAGATTTTCAATATTTTTAATATTTATGGAATAACTGACAAAGAATTGGTTGAATCCTTAAAATTAGAAATTGATACATATAGAGATGAGTTAAAAATTATTACAGATGAGAAACTTAAATGAAGAAATAAAAAATATAAAGAGGTTGATAACACTAACAGAGCAATGTGGTAGTGATCTTAATCAATGTGAAACCGATCTAGAGGGTAAAGGATATACTGTTTATGCCCCAACTGAAAAACAAGATATCTGTGATGAAAACCCTGTCATTAAATGTGTTTATAACATATTAACTGCAAATGGGATTTCTGACTTAATCATCAACTCAACAAAATCATCTTCAAAAGATTGTTATGTATTAGCAAAGTCAGTAAAAAAAGAAGGTGGTTTACCTAAATATCATTTTACATTTTATGCAGATAATCAAGTGTATTTGAGTATTAAATTAAATAGTAATAACAATAACGATAAATTAGTATATAGAGGTAAATTTGAATGTGATGAATCAGGTAATAAATTAACAATCAATCAATTTAAATATCAAGGTATATGGAGTGGTTCTTCAATATTACCTAAAGATGAAAAGGTAAAAGATAATACTGGAAATTCCATCGAAATAAGTAGTTCTGAATCTACAACTTTAAATATACCTGTTGGTGATTTGATGTATAAAAATCTTTTAACTTGGTTATTTAATTATAATGTTACATCTAATAATACAGTTTTGACAAAAATAATATCTTTATTAACAACATAAAATGAAAAAAATATTAACACTTAATGAAGAGATTAATAGAATGAAATCTCTTTTTAATAATAGTAGAGTACACGGTAATCTTAATGAATCTAATTTATTAACTGAACAAGGTGTCGGAAAAAAATTAATGAAAGCGTTGTCAAACGTTGCAGTAGTTTTGAAAGGATTCGATCCAAAATTATTAACTAACTTTTTAGAGACTGAAATAAGAAATTATGATGATTTATCTAGACATTTAAATCAATACGATTCTTTATGGAGAAAAATAATCCCATCAACTAAGGATTTTGATTATGTAAAGGATATGGCATCTGAACTTTCTAGAATTCAAAGTAAAAATACTTTAAATCAATTAGATGAAAAGTTAATGAAAGATATTTTAAAAGGTATTCCTGAAGAAGGAGGTTTAAGAGAAGCATTTTTAGATATGTGGTTAGAGTCACAAGGAAAATCAATTAAAAATGTACCTGATAACACACAAAGAGTTGTAGTTAAAGACGTTAAAACAAGGGAAAATGTTTTACACGTAAAGGATGAAGGTGGTAATATTAAAACTTATAGAGAAGAAGGTGGAGAAATGAAAGAGGTGAATGACTACGATGTTAAAAAAGCGGAAGAGGATTTTGTCACTGGTGGTGATGATGTACCCACATCAACAATAAGTGATGGTGACGTTACAGGAAATGTAAAATCTACTAGTGAACCAATCAACCCTAACGGAAATCCCGATGTAATTCAAGGACAAATGATTGGATTAATAGAAAAGGCTATGGAATTATTGTCTAAGAAAGGGGAAACCCCAAAACCTATTAGTATTAAGGGAGTAGAAGAGGGAATAAGTAATGGTGGAACTTTAGTGGTAAAAGGTCAAGATGGTAAATATTATACCGTAGAAAAAATAGATAATACAATAGTAACGATTGATGGTGATGGAAATATTGTAGATATAAAAGAGTTAGGAACAACTAATACAACACCTAAACCAGATCCTATAGAAACTGGTAATAACAAATATGGTGATAACAAAATACCACCAGCAGATACTAAAAATATGGATAAATCACTTTTAGGTGTTTTAAGATATTTGTTTCCAGTAACTAGTACGGGTGTTAGAGTTGTAAGATGGTTAGGTGGAAAAACAAATTTAGTACCGCCAGGTTTTACTAAAAGTAGGATTACTGCATTTAATGGACCCGCATTTGATTTATCGGATTGGAGAACTTGGGCGAGATTTGCAGAGAATAAAGGTAGGTTGGTTGTTGAACAAATGTTTTTCGCTTATTTTTACGGTTCTTATAAAGAATATCAAAGGGGTGAGTCAAAACCATTTGCGGTAGACACTTTTTGGACTAAAAAAGTACCTGCGTATCTTTTTTTCTTAAAAGATACAGTAATGGATGGTTTTGTAGATAAAATTGATGGGGTTATAGAATACTTTTCTAGTGCGGAAGCAGACAACGAATGGTGTAAAAATTATTGTGAGACTGAAGAAGGAATTGATCCATCAAAAGTTACCGAATCACCTTGTTTTATAGAATGTACTACTAAAATTGAGGAAACTAAAAAAACTTTCGAAGAATTAAAAAAGGAAGTAGAGGATTACTCTAAAACACTTAAGGAAATTGGTGATTTAGAAAGTATGGACGAAGCCGAAATAGAAAAATTCTGTTCAGGGGCTGATGGAAAAAAATTAAAACTTACAAATTCTATAACTAAAATGAAAAATGGCATACTTACTTTTGAAGAAAGTGTAGAAAAACAGAAAGAGGATAATCAAGTTGTTGGGTTTTTAGTAGAATACGCAGGTTTAGGAGAAGACTCAACAATGGATGATGTTTTAGATAAAGTATTAACTCCTCCAGGAGAAAAAGAAAGAATAAGTGTTTCTCAATTAGAAGATTTACAAAAACAAGTTGATCAAAGATGTATAGATTGGTACAATAAAGATCAGGGAGGGGAAATACCAATTAATAATGATGGTCCTGTGAATGACGTTGATGATAGCGGTGTTGATGGAGAAGGTAAATCTACTGAAGAAAAAAGTGATATGGTTTATTTAAATATGAGTATAATACCTATAGAAATAATAGGTGATGATGAGGCTTAATATTTACTTTTAATAAAAATTAATTAGTTTTATAATATGGAAGAAAGACAAAGTTTTATGGACCCAAATTATGTGCCTGATGAGTATAAGGTACCTTATGATGTATTAGAATTGCCTTCGCAAGGTTTATTATATCCTAATAAAAAATCTAGCGTTAAAGTTGAATTTTTAACAGCATACGATGAAAATGTACTTACATCACCAAATATTTTGGCGGGTGGTAGATTAATTGATGTTTTAATTGAAAGAAAAGTAAAAGATTTAGGTTTTGATCATAAGTTACTTTTAGAAGGTGATAGGATGGCAATAGTTTTATTTTTAAGGGTTTCTGCCTTTGGAGAAAATTATGTGCAACCAGTTATTCACCCAATTACTAAAAAAGTGGTCGAGGGGGAAATTGATTTAACTAAATTAGAACAGAAAAAATTAACAGTAAAACCTGATGAAAATGGGTTTTTTGATTTTTTATTACCAAAATGTAATAAAAATATTAAATTTAGATTTTTAACTGGTAAAGATGAGGAAGAAATAGATTTATTAGATTCAGAATTAATGGAAAGAAATAAAACTGATATTTCTTCAAAAACTACACTTAGATTAGAGAGATCTATAATGTCAATTGATGGTGAAAGAGATAAAATTAAAATTTCCAATATTTTAAAATCTTTACCATTGATGGATATAAGAGGTTTAAACAAATATATTGTTGATATTGAACCAGGAATAAACTTTAGTGTTACTGCTCGGACTCAGGGGGGAGAGTCCGTAAATACCTTTCTTAGGATCAATAAAAACTTATTTTGGCCTGACATCTAATCACCAACAAAATCTTTTAAAAGAAATTTTATTCTTAGTCGGTAGGGGATTTACATATTCAGATATTCTGATTATGCCCACTTATATGCGTAAATATTTTATTTCATACTTAGTTCCTAAAGAATAAACTCAAATTTAAGATATTTATAAAAAAAAGTACTATGAATATCAATAAATTTTTAAATACTGTAAAATATTTAAATTTTCTTATAGAAAATGTATCATCTGATGACGTTGATAACGTTAAGGATAGTATTAAACGGACTAAAGAAAAGATGGATATATTAAACTCTCGTATACAAAGTAGACTTATGTATGATGAGAATAAAGAAACTTTACCCTTCACTTCAATTGTTATTGATTTTATTTATAAAATTAAAGCGTCAGTAAGATCTGCAGTTAAAAAAACTGAGTATGAATTTTACGGACAAGAAAAATTTAATGTAGTTGGTTTTTCCGATGATTATATAATTTTACAAAAAAATGATTGGGACTATAGAATAGGTTTATTATTATATTATGAAACCTTACAAAGAAGGTCAAGACAATTCGGTGAATTACAACTTTTTTATAATGAGTTTGGATACATTAGTTCTGGTGAAAAGACTAGAAGTGGTTTAAAAGAAGAAACCACCTTTGAAATTATTGAAACTAAATAATATGTTAGGTAATATAACTAAAAATATAAAAAAAATTGTAGAGAATTCTAAAACTAAATCGGAATATAACGAAATTTTGAAAATTTTTGAAAAAATAAAGAAAGATTTTGAAAAAATAAAAAAAGATTTCGAAGAAAACAAATCTTAATAAATGGCAGCACCTACAGAACAAGACATAAAAGACCTTCAGGAACAGATTGATAAACTAAATACAAAATTAGATGAAATGTCTGATAGTATGGACAAGATTGATAGGTCTTCTGCTGGCGTAAGTAAAAATATTGGCGATAGTAATAATTTATTAAAAGATGCAGTACTTTCAGTAAAAAATATATCTACAGAATTTAGGAAATTTGCTACAGATTCTAAGGCTCAATATGAATGGGCGGAAAAATTAGCAGAAACTAGTAAAAGTACTGCAGTAAATATAGGTATATCAGTAGGTAGAAGTCAAGAATTTACTAAAACATTTAATAGGGCAACTTCTGAAATTCAAAAATTTGGTGGATCGGCTCAGGATGTTCAAAGTATAATGGAAGAATTCGCAGACAATAGTGGTAGGGCAAGAATAATTTCACCTGAAGAAGTTTCTAATATATTCTTACTTACTAAAGGTTTAAATTTGACCAACCAAAGCGCTGGTCAATTATTAGAAAGGATGGATTTGATGGGTGTGAGCGTTGATAATTCTAATAAATTGTTAAATTCATTAACTGTAGAAAGTCAAAAATTAGGTTTAAACGCTAGTAAAGTAGCACAAACATTATCCAATAATTTTGATAAAATGTCAACTATGTCATTTAAAGGTGGGGTAAAAGGTATGACTGACATGGCTAAATTAGCAGTGCAAATGAGAATGGATGTAGGTGAGATGTTAGGTATGGCAGAAAAGTTTTATGAACCTGAAGCAGCAATAGAAGCCGTAGCAAATTTACAAATGTTAGGAGGTGATGTTGCAGAAGCATTTGGGGATCCTTTTGAAACTATGTATCTCGCAAGAAACAAACCTGAGGAGTTGGCAAAGAAAGTTCAGACAATGACTGAAAATATGATTCAGTTTAATGAAGAAACTGGTGAATATGAATTTCCTGCCGAGGCAAGAATGCAATTAAAGGCGGCTGGTGAACAATTAGGTGTCAATGTTGATAGTATGATAGAAATTGCTAGACAATCATCAAAAATTAAAGACATTAAGATGAACGTTTCAGGAAATATTCAAGATGAGGATATGAGAGATGGTTTAGCGAGTATGGCTAAAATGAAAGATGGTAAGTGGGTTGTAGATTTTGATGGAAAAGAAATAGGTATTGAGGATATTGGTGTAGATTTAGCAGAAAAAATGTTGGCAGCACCTAAAAATGAGGAAGAGGCTATTATGGAAATGGCTTATAACTCAATGACTACCAACAAAATTTTAGAGAATATTTTAGAAGCGATGAAAACAGGATATGTTGCAGAATCTAATACTTATGAAATTACTGAAGATATAATGAGACCAAGTATGGAATCTTTATTTAAGGGAGTAGAGTCTCAAGTTACAACTATGATTTCGGCATTACAAGAAACTCAATATGGTAAGTTAAGAGAAGACATGATAAAACAATCACAAAATTTAGGTTTAGATTCAGGTGAAACAGTTAAAAAAATATTTGAGATTAATTTATCAGAAGATTTAAAGGAATTATTATCAAAAAATCAAATTGATTTTACAGAATCTATAGATGATATTTTAACACAACTTAGAACAATTCAAGATGACGCAACGAATAATAGAGGACCACAAGAAGAAAATAATGACTTTTTATCGAGATCTGGTGGGGGATTAACTAAGTTTACATCTGAGGATGATGTTGTTGGCGCAAAGAAAGGAGGACCTTTAGATAAGTTGTTGGATAGGGCATTTGGTGGTAACAATACGGCATCATCGTCAACAATTGAATTTGGTAATTTAAATATATCAGGTAGAATTGAATTAGTTTCACCTGACGGTTCTACAAAAGAAATGGATATGGCGTCTATAAAACCTATGATTGAGAAAACAATTATCAATCATTTAAATGGTACATTCAGAAATGGAGGTGTTCCTTCTAGTAAAGAATCTTCTGATTATATGGCAGTTTAAAAAAAAATATAAAATATTTTCATTTTACTATTGACTTTACAGAAAATTATTACTATTATTGCAAGGACCAGTTTATTCAAGAAATAATTCTATATTTTTAAATAAACAAGAATACTTGAATATATTATATAATAAATAATCACCTGAATTTTATAGACCTAATATTTATATAATAAGAAAATATTATATATGGCAGGAATATTAGATTATAATAAAGGTATTTATTCTACACAAGAATTTAGGAATAGGTTATTAAATAGAAATTTACCACCACCAGTAAACGAAACATTAGTTCAGTCAGGACTAGTATCTAAATTACAAGACATTGGTAAAGTTATAAATGTACCTGTGATGGGTACTCAGAGTGAAAATATTCCTATCCATTATAACGAAGAGAAGAAATTATTTCCTTTAGGTACATTATTTAGAATGACACAAAATGTCAATTTAAATAAATATAAACCACAAAATGATCAATACATATCATTCGAATTAAAGGTACCACCTGTTTTATGGTATCCATTACCTACATCATTTGGTCCTAAAACAAATGGATTTTATCCAATATCGTATAATCAAGATCAATTCACATTAATTAATAATGGAGTTAAAAAAGGTGTAGACTTCCCTTTTAATGTTATCGATACATATAAATCACTAAATTTTCAAAAAGAAACTTCATTAGGTATTCTTGGTGGACAACAATTGGAGAAAACAATTATTGATAAAATTGGTCAAGTAGAAGGATTCACCAATGATGAACAATTAATTCATGGGTATATTACCCAACCTATAGGTAATAGAGTTAACGAATATGTTAATAGAATGAGAGGTAGTGCACAATTCTATAATACACTACCAAATGCAGCAGTTGGTTGGAATGAATATAATAGTAGTGTTAAATCAGGTGATGAATTATTAAAATCAAATTTAGATATACAATCGGGAGTTGAGCCTACTCTATCAACAGAATTGAGAATGAAAGTATTGTTTGAAAGAACAAGTACCCAACAAGTCTCCTTCGCATTTAATCTTTTAAACAGAAATAGTTACCGACCACAATATGAAGATAGTAGATTGTCAGGTACGGATAACGCAGGAATTAATTCAAGATACTATGTTGGAACCGAAAGAAATACTAACAGAGGTAATAGAATAACCACAAGATTTACTAGTAAAGACTTTAATGGTGAAACAGATAATACTGGTAATGGGTTAAGAACTACTATTGAAGGTGTAGGTGAACCATCAGGTGAAGAAAATAAATTTTTCTGGACAACTGGTGGTGAACAAAACTTTAACCCTAAGACATTATTATATAAAACACAACAATTAGTTAATAATAGTGAAAACGATGTCTTTATTAACCAAACTAAAAAATACTTTAGAGATAAAGAACAAGATAGGATTATAAGTAGAGGTAATGCAATTAGAGAATTGGCGTTAATAGACGTAGATGGTAATACTAATTTTTGTAGGGTATGGACTGTAAACGATAGATACAGTTATTTCAACGCAATCAGGAACACAGGACTATTCTTTAACGCGGAGAGTCCTGGTGAAGGATTTTCAGCGAGACAAGATAAGGCATCACTTAGTGTTTTAATGGAGAATGGGATACCTAAGTATCATCCTAGTATATTAGATTCAAAGACTACTAGAAAGAAATTTATGTTATCTTTGGAAAATTTGGCTTGGGCAGATAATTTGGCAGATTTACCTTTATTTGAAATTGGTCCTGGTGATCCATTAACAGGTACTAAAGGTAGAATTATGTGGTTCCCACCTTATGAACTTACATTTGATGAGAATACTAGTGCAAATTGGACACCTACTGAATTTATAGGTAGAAGTGAACCTGTATACACATATAACAACTCTAAAAGAAGTGGATCCTTATCTTTTAAGATAATAGTCGATCACCCAAGAGTGATAAATTGTTATAGAGGACAAAATAATAACCTTGTTGAAAGGTTCTTTGCTGGTTGTGTTACACCTGAAGATTTTATTAGGGCATTAGAGTGTGTGGTACCTCAAACTGATTTAGATGAAGTTAAGAAAAAAATAAATGAAAAGGAACATCCTAAAACAAATTTACCTGAAAAAAATCAGGAGAAAGGTTCAGTAATTTATGATGAAGATGTAAATTGTTCTGTATCAACTGAAAATTGTAAAGCTAAAAGGGTAATAAATGAACCTTCTTTTGATAAAATAAAAATACAGGTATTAGAGTTTATAAAAAAACAATTAAATAATACTAACCCTAAAGTTTTAATAACACTTAAAGGTTTTGCTAGTCAAGAGGTGCAAATAGGTAATTTTGTTAACCCAGTAATACCCACCACATTGGCAGACTCATTTTCTAAAGATCTGAAAGAAAAATTATTAACTTTTTTAAATCAAAATTTAGATATTAAAACATATAAAAACATATCCCCTATAAAAATTGAAAGTGGTGTTAGTGTTAGTACAAACGACGCTAATTCATATAGAGTGGATGTACAGATGGAAAATGATACTGAAAACTCTAAGGAGGCACAACCACCTGAAAAAGGTGAAACGCCTGAAGAAATAGATCCAACAGAGGCAATTAATTTAATTGATAATCTAATTATTGATGAGGGACCATATTTCGATTTTATCGATGCAAATTACCCAAACTATTTTAAAACAATATCTGAAAAGATTAGATATTTTCATGCAGGTTTTCATAGTATAACACCAGAAGGGTTTAATAGTAGATTAACATTCCTTAATCAGTGTATGAGACAAGGTCCAAGTATCTACGATAAACCAACTTCTAAGGACGGTGTAGATGTTGGTGTTCAACCACAAAACCTTTCTTTTGGTAGACCTCCAATATGTATTCTAAGAATTGGGGATTTCTTCCACACTAAAGTCGCAATAAACTCATTACAAATTTCTTATGATGGTCCTAAATGGGATACTAATCCAGAGGGTATTGGTGTACAACCAATGATTGCTTCAGTCCAATTAAGTATTGATTTAATAGGTGGACATTCATTAGTTGGACCAATTAATAGGTTACAAAACGCAGTATCTTTTAATTATTACGCAAATACTGAAATGTATGATGTACGTTCCGATACAGTTAAAGATGGAAAAATAGTGGATGGAGTTAAATTAGGTCAACTTAAAGAAAAATTAATTGGTAAGGATAAAGTTAAAACTATTTATGGTAGTTTAAAAACTCAACCCACTATTAATCAAGTAAAACAAGATGAAAAAAATACTAACACAGAACAAGTTGAATCAGATAACCCAATAGAAATAAAAATAATAAATGATAAGGAGATAGTTGCAAATACAAGAGGTGGGAAAGCACCAAGTAAAACCAACCCAACCGACAAAGAAGATAGTGCAAATGCCGAAAACCGACTTTTTATGATAGTTAAATCCGCTGGATCAGAGGATATTGAAGTTGGTCCAGCGGATGATAATTTAAAACTTCTATTATCAGAAATAACGGGTTTAGCAAACGTTGATGAAATTAAAACAAAGGATAACATCATTACCAATAGAGAAAATGAACTGGCAACTGCAAAGGCAATTTTTGAAAATGATAAAAATCCAACAACTCAAAAAGCACTAAAATCTGCAGAAAATAATTTAAAATTTGCGCAACAAGATAAAGAATTATATTTGAAGACAAAATCTGATAAAATTAAAGTGGTTGCGTACTTCACAAAAAATAAAGGTAAAACAAAAGTTCAGAAAGACTTTACTGTTACCGCAAAAGGGATAAACTAATATTATGGGAAAAGAATATTATGATAGATATCAGAGTTTTAAGTTTGATGGTAAATATTTACCATTACCTTATATCATATTACCTACTAAAAGTAGTGATAAATCAGTTGTTTACGATACTATAACTACACGTTTAGATAAATTAAGTCAAAAATTTTATGACAACCCTTATCACGGTTGGTTAATTTTATTAGCAAATCCACAATTTGGCGGTGTAGAAGAAAATATTCCTGATAAAGAAATAATAAGAATACCTTTTCCTTTGAGGGATAGTTTACAACAATATATTGATCAAGTTAATAAATATAAGTCATTATATGTCCAAAAATCATAAACTATGGATGTAAATAATGTACAAGAAATAGGTTCTAATAAAGATAATGATAAAAACAAAGGGAGTGTTTTTGTTGTAGATCCCAACCCACCTGGTATGGACATAGTACCGCCTGAAGATTTATTTATTTATGTCAAATTTTCCGCATATCCTAGAAGTAGGACTACATATGGAGGTAACACATTGGCAGGTGACCCAATTATATTTAATAGTGGTGTAGCTGATGAAGTTAATTTTATTTCAACAAAAATAAGTTACAACGGAGATGGTAAAATAGATCCATCTTCACAAAAAACTTATGCTACCACTGAATGGACTCAGATTGGTGGTTTAAATAATTCAGAAACTAGAAGTGCGGGTATATTAGAAGGGTTTGGTATTAAATCTATTGACATAAAATACAACGCTAGTTTAGTACCAGTAGTTGATATAACTTTTACTGATGTTAGAGGTGGTGCCTTATTCGATGTAATAGAAGATAATGATAGATTGTCACCCTATAGTATATTTTTTAAAATGCCGTATCCTGTATTTAGACTTTCAGTAAAAGGTTATTTTGGGCAAAAGGTGGATTATTGTCTTCATATGGTAAATTGGACATCTAATTTTGATGGATCAACAGGTAATTTTGATATTTCAGCGAATTTCTTAGGATTTCAACAAGCATTCCTTAACGATATGGTTATGGGTAATATTATTGGTGTTGTAAATACTGAACAAGGTTTTGCAAATTTAAATAGAATTTTTGATGAAAGAATTCAGAGAAGGACAGGTGACGCAGGTAACGGTGTAATTACACAAGATGGTTTAAATATTAGAAAAATCGATGATTTTATGACTAAAATTGGTAAACTACAAGTAGAAACTGAGGTTATTAAAACAGATTCTAATAGTTTTCAATTTCTTAAAGATTTGAATGGTAAGTTAAACATATTAAAAACAATTCAAACGTTTATTGGTAAAAGTTTAACTAAAGAACCTAATAATAACAATGAAGGTAGCGTAGAAAATAATGTTACGGATAGTAAACCATTCATCCAGTTAGAGAATAATAAAAATGTTATTGAGACGACAACAATAAAAGACGATGAACTTAAAGTTAAAAATAATTATTTTTCAATAAGAGATTACATAGTATTTAATTCAGTTAATAGGGGGGCATTTAAATCATATATAACAACACTAAGTGATATTATAGAAAAATATCAAAAATATTTGTCATCAGACAAAAGAACTGAATATAAACCAACAAATACTGTAACGGAAGCAAAAGAAAAAAACCAAAAGAAAACAGAAAAAATTTCAGGAAATGAAAATAAAGCAAATGCAAAGGATCAAGAATTAATTAATTCGTTCCCAAACATTTTAAATGAGAATGCTTGGGAAGACTATATAGTACCTCCAACAAAAAACACTGACGGTAAAATTTCTGCAAAAAAATATGAAGATATTTTAGATTTATTTTATTTTAGTGGTGGAACAAATAATTTAAATCTTCGTAATAGTTATGACGGTGATACATCAGGTAAAAATAATTCTTTTAATATGGATTTATTTAAAAAATTAGTTACTGATGGTGTTTTTTATTCCCAAACAATGACAAAAAATAGTCAAGTGTTAGTTGCTGATTTTAGAAAACAAAGAGAATTAGTAGAATACTCTATAATTGAACTTGAAGAAATTATTAAAGTACAAAGAGAGGTTGTACAATCTGAAATTAATGAACAACTATTAAAAAACTTTAAAGATAAATTTGGTTTTAAACCAACAATTGATAATTGTTTTGAGATTATTGCGAATAATACTCAGGCGATGATTGAAACTATTTACGATATCAGTTCTGAGTCAGAACAAAAAAGTAAGGCTAGTAGTAGAGGTTCACTTTTAAGTAGGTATGATACTGATATACCTACAGGTATTAATAGTGCTGCATGGCCGTCAGTCTATCAAAAAAATAATGACGGTAGTTCTGAAGAAATATATATTGGAGATGTAAGTGGGATTAACCCTAATGATTTCCCTGAATGGAAATTTACTGAGGAAGTCTTTGAGATATTAGTATCAAAGAGGAAAACATTAGAAGAGGTAACTAAAGCATCTACATTAAAAAATGGTTTAGATACTGATAATTGGTTTCCAATAAACCCAATCGACTATAAAACAAATCCTTGGTTAAAAATTAATTTATTAAATGATATTAATAGTATAAAAGAAGAACTTGTTGAAAAATTTGTTACTAGATCAGTTTTATTAGATAACTATTCTTTATTTGGAAAAGGTACTGGATTAGACTCTATATCGGACTATTCAAAATTAGAGGCTATTGCAGCAAACAGAACAATATATTCAAAAACTGTGAGGGAAATAATAATAAATCTATTAGATGAAATGAATAGAGATAGTACTGTTTATGAAAATACAAATTATTGGAAAAATAATGTAACTATCGACAGTAATAATTTAGTTGTTCTAAATGAACAAAATTCACTACCTAAAATTGATGGTTTTAAAATAAGTGGTGCGTTTAGTCCAGAGGCAGAATACATACTTTTTGATGTTAATGATATAATAAACAATTCTAAAAATTTGTTTAAAGAGATACGAGAAGATTCCCTTTACGGAAATTTAATAGATGAGAAGTCGGCAAATGGTATAAATAGTATAGTCAAGGGTCCTAGTTTTTATAAAAATTTCTATAGTAAATCTAATAATTTAACAACATATAATTCCTTTAATGTTTGGGATTTAGATGTATGTAAAAACTTACTTAAAACTAGTGGTGATATTTTAGGTGATTTAAATAAAACAAATTTAGAGGACTATAACCCTTATGGTGGTACATATAATAGTAAATATATTAATATAACTAATTTAGAGACTACTAATAGTGTAGACTATGATGATTTAATGACAGATAGTGATCTTTATAAGAATCAAAGTAGTAATTATGCGAGGGCTTTACTTTTATTGTCAACCTTTCCTTTCAGAGATTTTAAAGAAGGATTTCTAAATTCTATATTTCCTGGTGATAACTTTAATGGTGCTAGAATAATAAACATACCTAAAATGTATATATATTTTATAGGTGGCTTGTTATGGAGGTATGAATCATCTATTGATCCTATAAATTTTGGAGTATTCAACAACAAAGATTACTCACAATTTGCAACACCAAAAGAAGAGTACTTTTCAAAAGTAGGGTATAATAATAAGAAAAAATCTATTGAAGAAAATTTAAAAAAATTACCGATATCTACTAAAACAACATTAATAAATTTATTTAAAAATTGGGTAGACAATCAAAATTTTAATAATACTTTTAATGGTACTTTTGAAAAAAATGTAAATACTTTGGTATCTCCATTAAATTCTATTAGTGGTAATACTAATGATGTTAATTCATCAAAAGAGTTTATTTTAAGTGCACTTAAACAAACAACTAACATGATTGTTTTAAATCCAAGAATATTTTATGATAAATTAGAACCATCAGCACTTAAAATTTCAAACAATAGTATCGCGGAATATATAAAAAGTTTTAAAGATTCATTTAAAAAACAAGAAGAGACCAACAAAAATGGTAATAGTAGTAATAGTGAAGAGGTTAAACAAAGTGAAAATAAAAGTACTGTTAAATTAAAATTACAATTATATAATTACTTTAAAAATATAAATAGTAAGTGGGTTGGTTCTGATAGAAAAGGTTTTAATATTTGTGGTGGAAATAGTGAAACACCATTAATTGATTATTTTAGATTCATAGATAGAGGATGGAATGACATTGGTGATAAAGCCACATTTAACTTAAAAAGTTTTCTAACTTTGGGTAGTAATTTAGACACTAGTGTTTATTTCTTTATGTCTAAATTATTAAGAGATAGTAATTTCCTTTTTCAGATATTACCAACTTATATCAATTATAAAAGTAGAGTAGAAGTTGCAAAAATATTTAAACCACAAACAACTTTAGAAGGTAGTGAATCTCAAGGACCAATATTTTGTTGTATATATATAGGTGGTGCGTCACAGGCATTAGATATTAAAGAAAGAAATAATAACTTCTTCTCAAACGATGGATATAGTTTTTCAAACCCGAATGACCCTAACAGTAAAAATGATGCACCTCCAGATATTTTAAACAATGGTGAAAATTCGTTAGTCGCATTTAGGGTGGCATTTGGTGCACAAAATCAAACAATATTTAAAAACGTATCACTAAGTCAACAAGAACATAGGGAAACGGGTGAATACTTTAAGGCTTTATCTGATTTAGTTGATAAAAGAGGAGGGACTCAAAAAACATATGTTGGTACAGATTTACTTAGATTATTTAAAACTAGATCATATTCGTGTAAAGTAGAATCTTTAGGTTGTATGAATATACAACCATTAATGTATTTTGATTTACAAAACGTACCATTTTTTAATGGGGCGTATCTAATAACTAGTGTAAGTCATAACATATCACCAAACCATATGACTACTAATTTTGAAGGTTTAAGGCAATCTAAATTTATTGCCCCTCCAAACACAGAAATTACTGCAGATTTAGATATAGATTTAAATGAGATTAGTGATGTCCCTAAAATAGAATTTACTAATTTACAAACAGTATCAGGTTTTGGTGTTAGAGAGGGTATTACTCCTGATGATTTATTTGACTTTGAAGGTAATTTTGGTGGTGTTACAGGATTAAGTAATTTTAGAAATTTAGGTGTGACAACATATACCGATGCAGATTTAACAAAAGTTCTTAATACTTTAACTGACGAATTTAAAAAGAATCAAATTTTAACGAATACACAGGTTACTATGTTGTTATCTGCTATGTTGGCAAATTCAGAAAATTTTGTTAATAAAGAAATGCCTTGGGATGACCCTAATAAAGAAGAACACGTTGTTAAATTCCCTAATACTGATCCTGCGTCAGGACAAACAAGATATTATATTTATAAACCTGGAGATGGTGCCTTATCATCTACACCTACATCAGTAAGTGGGTTAGATATTGCTAAGGCATACCAAATTGCTGGTAATGAGAAATTAAATGAATTTCAGTTAAATGACAATATAGAATCTAAACTAAAAGACAAGATAAAAGAAAGAGACGGATTGAATCCAAATGATCCCGCAAACGCAAATAAAATAGCATCTTTAAATAAAATAATAGATAATTTAAATGAGGAAGACAAAAATCAGATAACCACAACTAAATACTTCAATATTTTCGATGGAGATGCTTATAGATTTAGACCTAGAGGGTTCTTATATATTGTTGGTAGGAAACAATATTACCAAATTTACGAAGATTTTAATAAAGGTGGTGAAGTTGCAATACAGTCACCTTATGAATTAAGTAATACAGTCGAGGGAGCAATACAGGCATCAATTGCACAATGGAAATTTTATAAGGGTAAAGATGTAAATTCACCATTTTTCTACACATCCCAAAAAAATAATGGTACTTTAGCGACATATAAAAAGTGTATTGATACTGCACACCAATGGTCACCACCAACAGTAGATAAATCAATAGAAACGTTACAAAATGTCCTTACAATATTCATTGGAAAAGACAAACAACCACTGATAGATTACTTTAAACCTGCATAAAACTTAACTTTTTAAAAAAAAATCACTATATTTGTAATATGAATATAGGGAATATTGTTTCGAAGACAAAAATTGAAATTGAAAATTTTAAAATTTGTGAAAGTTTAGAATGTATTAATGAAGAGTTACCTACATTGATAATTGGTAGGAAATTATCTAAAGAACTATTAGGAGAAGGTATTTCCATAATACATAAAAAAGTAAGTAATAAGTTATTTTGGACTTTTGATAAAACAGAAAGAAAATCTGAATATGAAAGTGATATTGAACAATTTAAAGAATATTGTTTTGAATCTTTCGGTAGTAATATACCATATGTCTATTTAGATATCCTTTATAATAGTAGAAAAATAAATTACAGGATAATAAAAAAAATATTATCACTTAAATCACCAATTGTTTATTTTTCTGAAAACGATATGGTATACATATATAGTGAAAATATAATATTTGGGGTAGATTTAAATGTTTTAAATTATTTTCAAGGTAAAAAAGAAAAAATTGTCGAAAGGATAAAAAGATTAAATGGTAATACTTTGATAGATTATACGATATTTAATAAATGTAGGGATTTAATATATAAATTAAAAAATAAAAACAGATTTGTCCCTTACATTTATGGAAATGGAAATGGAATCGAGCGGTAAAAATATAACATTAGCATCTTTTGTATATCAAGATAAAATAGAAAGTTTTAAGAATTATTTATATAAAAGATTTGGAATAAAAGAAAAAAACATATTTCAATATAATTTTGAAGAAGTTAATAAAAAAATTTTAACTTTTTTAGTTAAAGTTGAAGAAGGTCAAAAAGTAGAAACCTCTTCATTCTTCCCATCAACAATAATTGTTCATAAAAAAGGTGAGTGTTTTTATACTATTAATGCATTAAATAAATTAATAGAAAAAATCAGTGAACACGAAGTTGGTAACATAGACTATAAAAATGTAAAAATAAATTGGGACGAATATCAAAATAAAATGATAATCGTAAAAAACGATGAATTAAAAATTATCGACATAAATAAACATTTTTCTTAATATCATAATATTTATATAATAAAAGTATTATGGAAACAAATAGAGATACTAAAAAAAACGAAAATTTAGAAAAATCACTTAATGATTTTTTAAACGATAATACCACCAAAAATGAAGAGTGTGTTGGTGAAGAATGTCTTATTAACGATGGAAAAGAAATAGTGGAAAGAGTGAATAAGATATATAAAACTAATGACGGCAGACAACTATTAATGTAATATGAACAAAAAAGTACTTTCCGAGGAATTAAAAAGATACAGACAATTATTAGAGTACACATTTTATGTACCTGAAAATGAAAAAGATGAAAATGGTAATCTACTTACAGATGATAAATACATTACTGAACAAGATCCTGCAGGTGATGCTGGAGACGACCCATTTATGTCAGTAGGTGGAGATGAAACTGCCCCTGAAGCAGGAGCGGAAACTGCACCTGAGACTGGTGCGGAGAAAACTGAAACTGATCCATTGGCGGATGATGCGGAAGTAGAAGATGTAGATGCGGATGAACCTGCTGCTGAGACTCCTGAGACTAGTACTGGAACTGATGATAGTTCTGTTGAAATAGATGTGACAGATATTGTTGATAAAACCGAAGAAACTAAATCTTCTGTAGAAGGTATGAGTACTAAAATGGATGAACTGTTGACTAAATTATCTGATTTAGAAAATCAAGTTTCTGGTATGGACAATGTAATCAATAAAATTGATGATTTGGAAAGGGAAATTGAGAAAAGAAATCCAACACCTGTCGAAAGATTAGAAATGAGATCTATGGATTCGTTCCCTTATAGTATTAAGTTAACTGATTTTTGGAAAGATAAAGAAGGATACGAACCAACAGAGGAAGAAGAAGAATTTGTTCTTAAACAAAGCGATGTTGACAACTATAATGAAAAGGACATAAGAAAATCTTTTTCATTTAGTAAAACAGAAGAAAATGACTAAAAACCCCGTTTTTTATTGACTTTTTGATATTTCGTTAGTATAATTGTATATAATTTAAAATTTTTATACAATGAGTAATACTTTAGATGCAATTCTGTCTCAGTACGAAAAAAACACTGAGCCAGCGAAAAGTGGTAAAAAACTCTCTAACGAAGACCGACTGAAAAAGTACTTCAGTGAGAAACTACCTAAAGGGGTCAAATCCCACACAAAAACATTCCGAATCTTACCTAAGAAAGACGGTAGTTCTCCATTCACGGAGGTTTACTATCACGAAAAATTAGTTAATGGTAATTGGGATAAAATTTATTGTAACCATTTAAACGATGGTGAACACTGTCCACTATGTGAGGCTAAAGATGCCTTATATGAAGATGGTTCAGAAAAGGCTAAGAAATTAGCGAAAGACTTCATACCTAGAAAATTCTATGTAGTTAAAGGTATCGACAGAGAGAATGAAGATCACGGAGTTAAATTTTGGAGATTTAAACACAAATATACTGGTGACGGTATTATGGATAAAATCATTCCTTTATTTAAAGTAAAAGGTGATATTACTGATCCTAGAGAAGGTAGAGATATTATCATCACTACAGGTAGAAACGACAAAAATTTTAGTGTTGTTAATTCTATTATGGCAGATGATTCATCTATCCTAACTAAAGACAAAGAAAAGGCTAATGATTGGTTTAATAATGATGAAACACATAGAGATGTTTATTCTAAAAAGACACAAGAATACTTAGATATTGTCGCAACTAACAAAACACCTATTTGGGATTCAGAACAGAAGAAGTTTGTTGCTGAAGAAGACAAAGAAGAAAAAGAAACTGCGTCTTTAACAGAAGAAATTAATTTTATGAGAACTGAAACAACAAAATCCTTTGAACAGGACTTCAGTGATGATGAAACAGATTCTTTTGATGTTGAATCAACGTCTTTAGATGGTGATGATGATGAATTACCGTTTTAATATATATTATGGCGAAACAACCACTTAAGAAAAAAGCATCTGATTTTTCGTCTATAAGAAAGAAGTTTTCCTCTAGTGAGAAGTACAAAGAACAAAGGTACTTCGATCTAGGGGAAGCCTTTCAAAAGGCGACTGGATTACCAGGACCCGCTATGGGTCAGATTAATATGCTTCTAGGTCATTCTGACACTGGAAAAACAACTGCACTTTTACAAACTGCGGTAGACGCACAAAAGAAAAATATCTTACCTGTTTTCATTATTACAGAACAAAAATTTAGTTTCGAACACGCCAAACAAATGGGTTTAGAAACTGAATATATTGAAGAAGTTGATGAATCAACAGGAGAAGTTTCTGCGTATTGGGACGGATTCTTACTATATAAACTAGGTTTTGATTATATAGAACAAGCATTTGATTATGTTACCGAAGTATTGGATGCCCAAAAGAACGGTGAAATACCATATGATATAGTATTTTTATGGGATTCTATTGGTACAATACCTTGTCAAATGAGTTTTGATGGAAAAGGAGGAAACCAACACACTGCGAGAGTAATATCTGAAAAATGGGGGATGGGATTGGCACAAAGAATAACATCCTCTAGAAAAGAGAGTTATCCACATACCAACACAATGGTATTTGTAAACCAACCTTGGGTAGCATTACCTGATAATCCATTTGGACAACCAACAATTGCACCTAAAGGGGGTAATTCTATTTACCTATCATGTGCATTAGTATTTTTGTTTGGAAATCAAAAGAGTTCTGGAGTATCTAAACTTTCTGCAACTAATAAGGGTAGAAAAGTTAATTTTGCAATTAGAACTAAAGTGGGTATCCATAAGAACC